GATCGGCAAGCGAATTTAGGTGATCTTGGCGTCAAACGGCATGCCACTTGGGGAATGTCGGTGGATACTTCTTTTAATTCCATTTCTTGTAATTTCGGGGCTTATCCTCATTAGTAAGGCAGTTATGAATTTCTGAGAGAAAAATTCAAACTCTCGTACCTTGGAATGCATATTATCTGCTAATCCCGGCCGAGCAGGTCGGGCCATACTGCGCGTAAAGCGAACGACAGCTTCGTCCGCATAGCAGACCTCCGTGCGGGGCGTTGCGAAGGTCCGCTCCCGCCCTCCAAGCCCCACAATTACTTAATAAACCACCGGAGCGACCGGAGACACGCGCCTGCATACGCGGTGTTGCCATTTGATGCCCAACCACATGGTCGAGGGTGCAGCGGGCTCGCCTGACCCATGAGCGGAACACTCACACCATGCCCTATGCCAGCATCGAGGCCTCCCCGGCCGAGGGCCGCCCGTACTTCCTCTATCAGTTCATTGAGGCCGCGCAGGTCTGGCGGTTCACCAGCCGGGCTCAGGACTGGATCAGTGCGGGCAGCGGCGGGGACCCAATCACTTGGGAGGCCGCAGCCCTCTCCCATGGTGATGTAGTGCAGACCAGCGAGATTGAACGCGGGCGGCTGGAACTGACCTGGCCACTTTCGCATCCCTTCGCGCGGCGGTTCCTCGCGCCGCTGAGCAATCAACCCATGACCCTGACCATCTTTCGCGGCCATGAGCAGGTGCTGGGCGAGACGGTCGCGCATTGGAAGGGTCGCGTGGTCGGCGCCGAGGTGGAGGGGCAGCGGATCATCCTGCAAGCCGAGTCCGTGTTCAGCACGCTGCGTCGGGCGGGCGTGCGGGCGAAGTACCAGCGCCTCTGCCGCCATGCGCTTTACGGGCGCGGCTGCGGGCTTAACATCGCGGTCCATTGGCAGACGGGGACGGTGACTGCCAGCGCCGGGCCTGTGGTGACGATCCCCGAGGCGGCCACCGAGCCCGACAGCTGGTTCCGTGGCGGCGTGCTGCGGTTTGGCACGGAGCTGGGCTTCATCACCAATCATGCGGGCGCAACGCTGACCCTGTCGCGCCCAATGCCAGAGCTTACCGCAGCGATCGCCACACCGGACCTCGACCCCGACACGGGCGAGCCACTGCCTGTGCTTGCTGACATCGCGCCGGGCTGCGACCTGCGCGCGGCCACCTGTGCTGCAAAGTTCGGCAATCTCGCGAACTTTGGGGGCTTCCCCCAGATCCCTGGCCGCAATCCATTCGGCGGCAGTTCCATCGTCTGACGCACCCGCATCCGCTCTTGGGCGGCATCCCTCCATAAACGGCACACCCCCATGGTCTGGACCTTCATCGCACGGCTCGTCCTTGGGCTGGTGCTTTCGGCGATCTCCTATGCGCTGAACCCACGCCCCAAGGTGGAGAAGCCACAGGCTGCGGGGCTCGACGACTTTACGCTGCCCACAGCCGAGGAGGGCCGGCCGATCCCGGTCGTCTTTGGCACCGTGCTTATCACCGGGCCCAATGTGGTCTGGGCCGGGGACCTCCGGGTTGATCCCATCAAGAAGAAAGGCGGCAAGAAGTGACGCGCGTGACGATCCAGGACCTCCGCGCCGCGCGCTACTGCCTCACGGGCGTGCGCCCATGGTTTCGCCGTCACGGGCTCGATTGGCAGGAGTTCCTCGACCACGGCATAGACGCCGACCGCCTGCGCGCCACCGGCGATGCTCTCGTCGATCCCGTGATCCGGGAGGCAGAGACGCGGGAGGCCCGCGCACCGGCGGCCGGATCCACAAATGCTAACCTGATGGAGGCACGCCATGGGCGGCAGTAGCAAAGCCCAGACCGTTGGCTATCGCTATTCGCTGGGCGTGCATCTGGCGCTTTGCCACGGCCCGATTGATGCGATCCGCGAGATCGTTGTCGACAGCCGGACCGCGTGGTCGGTCACGACCGGTGGCGGTTTTGGTGGTGGAGGTGCAGCCGTCGAGACCCGGATCGGAACGGTCACAGGGATGGCGGCGTTGGCGGCACTTGCAGGCGATGCCGGGGCGACCATCACCTTCCCTGGCACGCGCGCGGGTGTGCGTATCGGGCAGGACTACCGCTTGCAGCTCGCGAACGGCAGCAGCCAGACAATTGCGCTGCAGAGCGTGTCCTTCAACGCGGTCACCGGCACGACCGCGTGGTCCGTACTGCCGGAGGCGCTGGGTTTTCCGGCGCAGTCGGTCGAGGTCCTCATCGCGACGACGGCTGCCAGCAACGCCGGTGCGGGTGGCGGGCGCATCCGGATCGACACCCCTGACCTTTTTGGCGGCGAGAGCCGCGAAGGTGGTATTGTCGGAGATGTCGATGTGCTGATGGGCGGGCTCACTCAGGGTCCGAACGATTATCTCGCCGCGCGCATGGGCGGGGATGTGCCCGCCTATCGCGGGCTTTGCAGCCTCGTACTCCGGCAGGTCTATCTCGGGATCAATCCTTACCTGAAGCCCTGGGCTATCCGCGTCACCCGCGTGCTGGTGGGTGAGGCCGGATCACCGCAATGGTATCCCGACAAGGCACCCATCGTTCCCGAGGCCAATATCTCGGATGCGGCGATCTACATAGCGCTCGACGTCTCTGGCTCGATGTCGGGCACCCGCATGGCAGCGCAAAAGGCAGGTGTCGCAGCACTGATCCGCGAGATCGGCGCTGGCGTCGATCCTGACCGGCCGAATGATATCCGCATCGTGCTCTGGAACGCAGGCGTCCCGGGCGCGATCGAGCGGCGCAACATGGGGCCCGACGACTATGCAGCGCTCGAGGCATGGATGCTGGCGCTGTCCAACAACACCTCCGGCGGGACCAGCTTTGATGCGGCCTTTGTTGAGGCAGGGAGCTTCCTGGCTGGATCCGGCAGTAAACGCCGCATCATCATCTTCGTGACCGACGGCGAACCCGCGCCTGCCGCCTCAGTCGATGCAGCGATTGCCCTGATCCGCACGCTGCCACCCGCCGATATCTTCGGCTTCAACATCGCACTCAGCGACACGAGCTTCACCGCCCAGATCGACAACACACCCGTCGATGGCGTGCCAGTCATCCCGGCCGGCAACAGTCAGGCGCTCGTCGCCTCCCTGCGCGGGGCCTTCGGCAACGGGCCGGACATGAACCCAGCCCATATCATCCGCGAATGCTTGACCAACCGCGACTGGGGTCTGGGCCATTCCACGGTCGAGATGGGGCCAAGTTTTACCAGCGCGGCTGATGCGCTCTACGCTGAAGGCTTCGGCCTTTCGCTGATCTGGCAGCAGGACAGCTCGATCGAGGAGTTCATCGCCAGTATCCTCGATCATATCGATGCGACGCTGTTCATCGACCGCCGCACCGGGCTCTGGGAGCTGAAGCTGATCCGGGCGGATTATGTGGCGGCTGATCTGCCGCTGTTCGATGAGACCAATGTCGTCGATTGGGGCCGCTTAGGTCGAAGGTCACCATCTGATCTGGTCAACAGTGTGACCGTCCGCTTCACCGACGCCTGGACCGACGATACCGGGGCTGTCTCCGTCACCGACACCGCGCGGGTGCAGGCGATGGGCGAGGTGATCGCGACCACGCTTGAGTATCCTGGTATCCGTTATCAGGGTCTGGCCCTGCGCGTTGCGGAACGCGACCTGCGGGCTCTGTCCGTTCCGCTCCTGACCGGCGAGATCGTGGTGAACCGCGAAGGCGCTAATCTTGGCCCCGGCGATGTCATCCGGCTGCGGTCCACCCGTCTGGGGCTTGATGACGTGGTGATGCGCCTTTCCGAGATCGGTCAGGGTGACGGGCGCGACAACGGCATCCGGCTGAAGATCGCCGAGGATGTCTTTGCGCTGGGTGCCACCGCCATCGCAGGTGGCCGCATGCCGACAGGCACCGGCATCGCTGCTCCACCACGGGCGCTTGTGCGGCGGATGGTCGAGGAAGCGCCGTACTGGCTGCTGGTGCGTGAGCTGGGCCACACTGAGGCGGACCGCATCCTCGCCGAGGATCCTGATGCAGGCGCGCTTGCCGCAACCGGGGAGCGCCCGAGCGCGGATGCGCTAACAGCAGAGCTCTGGATCGATGCGGGCACAGGTCCTGCGCAGGAGGGCACAGTGGCCTTCGCCCCGACGGCCTTGTTGGCGGCGGACCTGTCCGACGATCCCGAAGCGCGCGTGATCCCCGTCACGAACTGGCGCGATATCGGCGAGGTCGGGATCGGCACGCTGGCCAGCATCGGCGGCGAGTTTGTGCGCATCGACGGGATCACGCCCGACACCATCACCGTCGGTCGCGGCTGTCTCGACACCGTGCCGCGCGCGCATGCGGCGGGCACGCCGGTCATCTTCTTCGACGAGGCGGCGCGGATCACCGAAGAGTCCTGGGCGGCTGGCGAGACCCTCGCCGTTCGGCTTCTGCCCGAGACTGGACGCGGGACGCTGGCCTTTGCAATGGCGCCGGAAGACACGGTTGCGCTCGACCGACGCGCCATCCGACCGCTGCCACCGGGCCGCGTCCAGGGCAACGGCAGCTATGCGCCCGACATCGACGCGCTGGTCACCGGCGACCTGCTGCTGACCTGGACCCATCGTGACCGGCTGACCCAGACCAGCCCGGTCATCGTCGATCATACCGCCGCCTCCATCGGGCCGGAGCCGGGCTTGAGCTACATCGTCGAGGTCCGCTGGGTGGATCCGGACACCGGCGCGGCAATTCCGACGCCGGGAATGACCATCGACGCAGATGCCGGGACCAGCTGGACCTTCACGCCCGACGATATCCCTGAGAGCGGTGCCCCGGACCGCACCGCCGAGATTGAGGTTGCGGTCCGCGCCCGCCGACTGGTTGAGGGCAGCTGGCTCTCCGACCGCGAGGCGCGGAGCTTGCGCCTGACCGCTCCCTTCGCCGCCGGGTGGGATCGGGGCTGGGGATTTCTCTGGGGCACCTGATCGCGCGCCATCACCACAGGCGCCAAAACCACAATCACCAAGATCGCATTCACCAAGACCATAAAGAACGAGGACACGCATGCCGGAACGGATCATGCCGGGGCTGGGGCTGCGCGCCTTCTACGACCCCGGTCAACGCAATTGGGGCGAGAGCCTCAGCCAAGACCTGCGCAGGCTCTCGGCGTTGGTCCAGCCGCGCGCCACATCGCGCACCACCCCACTGCCCACGACCGGCAGCCCGGGCCAGATCGCGATCGTGCCCGCCGCAGCCAGCACCAATGCCAATGCCGTCGCGCTCTGGGATGAGATCGCAGGGACCGCCGCTTGGGTCTTCCTCGCCCCGCAGGACAGCTGGCAATTCTGGATCTCCGATGAGGCGCGGCATGTGCGCTTCACCAACGGCGCATGGGTTGAGGTGCCGCGCCCCGGCATCGTGCCGATCCGGACGCTGACCGGTATAAACCATACGCTGGAAGCCATCGATCTGGGCAGCATCGTCGAGACCACCGGGTCCTCGGTCGTCACTGTCACCATCCCGGCCGAGGCCACCGTGCCTTTCGAGATCGGCGCCTTGATCAACATCACGCAGGTGGGTGCTGGGATCGCCACGATCGCGGCCGCAGCTGGCGTCTCGCTAAACGGCATCACCGGCGGATCGGTCGCCCTCGGGGGGCAATGGGCGGGCGCAGCGCTGACCAAGCGCGGCGCGGATGCCTGGGTTATTCAGGGCGCGCTGGCCGGATCCGTCGCATGAGCCTTCTGATGATGCGCGCAGCGATCCTGGCCCAAGGCGGGGCCACTTCGGCCCCCCCGGTCGTTCTTGGCAGCGCATGGGAACTTGATGTGGCCCGCAGCCCTGCAGGCTACACCCTCTCGGATACCAATCAGACCGCAATCAATACCGCAGGCGGCAGCGATTACCGCGGCTGGGTGCCGAGCGCCGATCCGATCGTGCCCTCTGCCGGGCGGCGCTATTGGGAAGTCGCCTGTGCTCCGAGCGGGGCTGCGAGCTTTGACGGCTACCTCGGCGTGGTCTCGGCCGCGCAGCGCGAGGAGTACGATGTGGGGCTGAACCCGATCACGCTCGGCTCGATCGCCTGGCGCGGCAACGGCACGCTCTGGTCCTCGGACACCGCAACCGCCGCGCAGCGTCTGACCGGCCTGCCAACCTTCGGGGCGGGCGACGTGCTGATGTTCGTCCTCGATCCCGCCGCCGCCAGCCTCTGGATCGGCAAGAACGGCGTCTGGCGCGACGATCCGGTGACCGGCGCCGCGACCTGGACCGCAGGCGGCAGTCCTGCGTTCCACCCCGTCATTCAGGGCCGCAATCCCGGAGATGGCGGCACCCTGCGCTCTCTCTCCTCGCAACTCAGCTATCCCGTCCCGCCCGGCGCGCAGCCGCTCGGCTTCAGAGAGCCAGACCTGCGGATCTTCCAGACCCATGCCTGGCTTGAGATCGGCGGGGACAGGAGCCTCAGCATC